CCTCTGAGGGAATCAAACCCTCTAGCTTATAACTTACCTAGGATATAAGTAGCTACGCAATCATGCAAGGTCCAGTCGCTCCGCAACCATTTGTAAGTTAATGGGTGATATATTGACGCTCACCCCTTAATTCTTGATACTACCATTCTAACAGATTTTAGACTTCATGCGCACTCACTTTAGTTCACTTTGTCTATGATAGTCTCCTCTAGTTCAGCCTCAGCCTGTTTGCGTAATCTGTAATAAGTTGCCTTGCTAATTCTCAAATTGTCGCAAATATCCTCAATGTAAGTCTTAGTAATGTAAGTCATCCTGAGAATAGACCTGCTCTTTGGATTTTTAAGCCTGTTGATCATTCTACCTAATTCAAGTTTTCTGTTAATGACCTCTTTAGTATCCTGTTCTATAGCCTGTTTCATCACTACAAGCTGAGTATAGACGTCATCAACTTTTCTAGTCTGTCCACCTTGGACTTTGACATCCGTCCATTTAGGACTTGAGAGCAAACCAGCCTCAAGTTCTTTGATTTCATCTATACGACTTTGAATGTCCATGTCAAGGTCTTGTAATTCTTTCAATAGCTCTTTAGCCTTGCTCACTCTCTATCTCCTTTTGTGGTATAATAATATTATTGAGATTTTGGCTGAGGCAGAGAGTGTCTTGGCTTTTTTTATTACCAGGTTATGTGAATTTTCTTGTTAGAAACGAAATCTTGGCCAGTGAAAAAATTTTTAGATAGATAAAGCTTATATTTGACAGTAAAGCCAGCTCCTAATAATTCTCTTAACGCTTCCAACGTTCTTTCATCTCCTAATCGATTCCTGAGATATTCGTCTCTAACTGACCAAACATCGATTAAATAGCCTGTATAACCTTTTTGAGCAGAAGTTTTTAGTTTTCCTTCTAGGTTATATTTCTTAAAATAACGCTCAAACCATTTAGCATGGCTTTCTGAGCTAAGTTGCTGTACTTCATCGAATAGTGTCATGATTTACCTCCAAAAGCTCTGGATTTTCGTAGATGTTACCGATGATTGTAACATCTAATGAGTCTCCATCAAGCAAATCTTCCATTAATACAGAGTCTCTATTGGTAACATGAAAGCCGCCTTGACACCATTCTATAATACCTTTGTTTATATACAGGGAATCGGACACTTCATAATAATCTTCAAATTGTACTATATCCCCCTCAAAGATTTCTACCCCATTTTCATCAAACAAGCCTGTTGATTGCATAAGGTATTCTTCATCAATCGACCAGCCTTTTAAGTAATTCCATGAAAGTTTTTTGCTATCGTTAGCATAAACATTGTTATTCCAAATAATCAATTCGTCATTAGCAAACATATTTTGGTTATGTTTATCCCACACTCTAAATTTTGGTGTCATAGTCTCACCTCGCCTCCAATCCTTAAAGATTCGTAGTTGTCTTGCGATACCACGAAAATGCCGTAGTTCTGTATTGTAACTGTGTACAGGTCGCCTATTTTTTCTTTGTGAACGACTCTGCCTTTGATTTCTGCGCCTTGATTATCAGCTTTATAGATAACCATCGGGCGCTTTTCTTCTAGTTTTTTTATGTGGATACTCTGCCAGATATTCAATCCAGCAGACAATAATATCCAGATTGCGATAAATCGTTTCATTTTGCTCCTTCGTTTCTATAAGTGAAGAAAGACATCACTTGTTTTGGATTTATATAAGCATTACCAACGTGCATTAAATGTCTATTGTTAAACTGGCTAGTTAATTTTGTAACATCTTCTTCGCTACAATTAAATAATTCGATTTTGCTATTATCAAGCAAATAAATTACAATTTTCATTTTTTCCAACTCCTCAACTCACCTTGTGGCTTTCCAGATTTCCAAATTCTTGTCCATGGTTTACAAAATACGAACCAATCAGGATTGCATCAGCCTCGTCATCTTTGACGTTCAGGTTGAACGTTTCGGACACCTTAGCAACGGCCTGCAGCTTCATTGATTTCTTGCTTCGGTCCTTATAACTAAACTTCCAGTACTTGCGCCAGGTCGACACGTTGACAAAATACACGTTGTCAGCAATTAACCGTCCAAGAATAATTCCTGTCACAATTCCAATACTGATCATGGACTGCTGATTTGGCCCCATGACCGAGTTCTTCTCGACCACAATCGACTCAAAATGGCAGTCGTACTTCTGGAGCGCTCTCGATTGAATCGCTCGCAGTTCGCTAGCCATGAAACGCCCACGCTCAAAGAAAGACTTGCTTTTATGTTTTAAGACACCACTCTGGACAAGGTCAGAGCCGTGAAATACGGCCCATCCTGTCGCAGTAGTTGAAATGTCTAACGATAATGTCAGAGATTTCATTGCAGTTCTCCCTTGATACCGCAAAGATCAAAGAGATTCCGCTTGTTGTTTTCGATGAACTCAAAGAACTTCTGAAGCTCGGCCAAGTGGCGTTTTTCTCTCTTGACTCCAAGGCTCGTATGATACTCTGTTGGCGTTTTCGGTGTTACCCTGATGTCTAGCCAGTAGAGTGGCTCGAACACGTCGCCGTTCGTATCAAGAGAAGCATCTGCATCCGTATTTCTGAAATGCATCTGCATATCATATTCAATCTTGTTTGTAATCGTGATGTTCTTATCTACGATTTCGAGTGTGATAGTTGTTCCTGGTATATCAATTTTATTAAGCATTTGTTTTTCTCCTTTAAAATAATTTTATTTGTGACTTATAATTTTCAAGTCTCTGTTGAGCAAAGTTGAAAATGTTTTTGTCAAGCTCACAACCAACATATTCAAAACCTAACTCCTGACAAGCGATCAAGCTACTTGCTGAACCGACATGAGTATCAAGAATCTTATCTCCGGCTTTTGCGTAGTTCTGCAGTAGCCAGAAATAAAGATTGATGGGTTTTTGGGTTGGATGAATTCTAACCTCATTCAATGCCTTATTTCCTTGCTGAATATGACCTTCAGATATTGACTTGCCTTGCATCATACCATTCCACATATAGCGAAATAAGCGCGTGCTATCATGTAAGCTGCAGTATGCTATCTCACAATCTGAAAAACTTGAATGACCATTAACTTTGTCCCATACAATACGGCCAGAACCGAAAGAGTAGTTGAAGTAGTTCACACCCCAAATGATTTGATTTTTTGAAACTCTAAAAAGTTCGTCAAAATAATCTCGATTTGGAATTTGCCACTCTGAGATTTCGCCATAAAGCCTATTGACACCAATCGGACTGACTTTTCGGCCGTAAAATTTTCTTTTTTCTGGACCAGAAAAATATGGTGGATCGACAATAGCTAGGTCGAAGTAATTATCAGGATATTGTTTCATGATGTCCATACAATCTTCGTTAAGAAATAATTTCAAGTCATCACCTCATTCCAATTCCTTTGCTATTGCAGCGATAACATTGATTGTCACGCTATTTCCTGCTTGTTTGTATAATTGGCTATTGCTATTCACTTCTTGAGCTTTATCAAAAGCCCAATCAGGAAAACCTTGTAACCTCCAACACTCACGAGGTGTTAGCTTGCGAATACGATAGCCAAAAGATAAATGGTTATTTTCGTGATAGCTATTACTTGTCAGTGTAGGAGCTATTTCATGCACTCCACCCTGATTATAACCATGACCACGCTGAATAATTTTAGGTTCAAGTCCTCCACCTTGATATGCTCTGATAGTTGGTGCGATGCCGTCTGTTTCGTAAACAACTCCACATTGATTAAAATTGGGTTGCAATATCCCAAATTGTTTTATAGTATTACTTTTTATTGCTATCTTTTGCCCCTCTCCTTTATTCGTTGTGAGTGTAGGAGCTAGGCCGTCAGCTTGATAGACTTCCCCATTCATGCCATTTCCAGAGGGGTTCACATTGCCAATTTTCACGACTGATTGGCTACTAGTTGACTGATTTTCTCCGCCGAGAGGAAAAATTCTTCTGGTACGTTCTCCTCTAAGATGTCCGATAATGAACACACGTTCCCGATTTTGGGGGACTCCAAAATTTTTGCTGTTAATGCTTTCCCATTCCACATTGTACCCCAGTTCATCCAAGGTTGAGATAATGGTCTCAAATGTAATTCCGTTTTCGTGATTGAGGAGTCCTTTGACATTCTCAAGGAATAGATATTTAGGTCTGAGAATAGATGCGAACCTAGCAATCTCAAAGAACAAAGTTCCTCGAGTATCTTCAAAACCTCGTCTGTTTCCTGCAATGCTGAAAGCCTGGCACGGAAATCCTCCACAGATAATGTCCACACGTCCGATTCCTCGAATAAACTCGTCTGATACTGCTGTGATGTCATGTAGCTCTATTTCTCCTTTCGTGTTATGTATAGCTTTATAACTAGCTCTAGCGAATTTGTCTATCTCACAAAATCCTATACATTCATGACCTGCCGATTCCATTCCAAAACGAAATCCACCGATACCAGCAAATAAATCTAAAAATTTCATTTTTTTATTTTCTAAAAAATGCGACTGCCTCTGTTGTGAGTTTGGCTAAATACGGGCAGTCGCTCGTCCAAAGTCACATGACCCTTACTGACGTTTTCTAGTTCGCAGTTTTACAAGAATGCCCGGCTTGTTGGTTTTTGAGTTGTTTCCATTTTGGAAATAGTTGGTTTTTGATTATTCTTCCCCTCTTAAAAGGGCAATAATTGAATGATAATAAAATCTTCCGATATTTTTTCAACATCACAAACATAGGCATTAAGTAAGGATTCCTCAGTTTTGTATGTTGTTTGGTTTTTCAACACTTTCATTCCAACGAATAAATCGAGGTTTTAGTCCGGGCCAACCAGAACGACCAAACAAAGCAATACACTCATCTTTATCTTGATGTATTGCAAATGTGATGCCATGAGGACAACCTGTGTCGTGAGTTTCTAGTATGTCTTTTACTTGTTTACTCATCAGACCACCTCCACACGCTGACTCAACGCTTTCGTTTTGCAGTATTCACAATGACCGCATGGCGTTGCCTTTTCTTTACCCTTTTTAACATCGTCAAGATGCTTAATAAGCATAGATAACTCAGATAGCTCGTAATCAAGTTTTTCCTGAGATTGAAAAACAATCGCTCTGGTATCAGGGGTCGGCTCTTTTGTCACTGCGTATAAAACAGGGGTAAACTCCTTGCCATACTGCTCTTTCAGCATTTTCTTATAAGCCGCCATCTGAAGGACATATCCCCAAGCTTCGAACCAGCGAACCTGAATATTTCGTCCGCTTGCTTCATCCTGAACCCAGACCATGCTGTCAATGTCTGATTTTGTGGTCTTAATGTCTACGAAATAGCCCTTTTCAACATTGAGGCAGTCAATCTTGCCTTTAAATTCCACGCCTCCGATTTCGCCTGTGACAGCAACCTCTTTCTGACCGACATAGTAATCCATGAACTGCTTATCAGCTTCCAGTCGCTCAATCATGCGCTGGCCAACCAGAAAGTCAGCTTTTAACTGACCTTTGGTTTTCCCAGCTTTCGAAATCATGGCATCTGCATTTTCATCCATAAACTTCTTATGTGCTTCTGGACTTTCAAAATAGCTGTGAACCATGTTACCAACCAAAAGATCTGTGTTATCTCGTTGGTCTTCCCACTCTCCCTCTAGCTCCGCCAATGCCCGTGCTTCGCACTCTCTAAATCGCTTGTATTGCGAGACAGACCAGTAGCGACGTGCGGAATCTACCGAGTAGTAATCTTTTCCAAGTAAATCTTGTGTCATTCCATTTCCACCTTTACTGATTTTGTTTGTGGCTCAAATTGAACGCCGTGAGCATTGAGCCATTCTTTAAATTGCTCCTTTGTTT